ACTCAACAAGTATGGAGAAGTCCTAGCACAGGATATACTCGAAGACATCGAACAGGGTGTTGATGAGTGGGCTCCTACGGACGATAGATTTACAAATGAAGACCTCATAGAAAGAGAAGCGTCTATGGGTCGTAGCAACTTTATGCTTCAGTTTCAATTAGACACAACACTTTCAGATGCACAGAAGTTTCCACTTAAAATGGCTGATCTCGTTGTTACTAGCGTTAATCCTACTACTGCACCCGAAAATATTGTATGGTGCTCAGACCCTAGTAAAGTCATACGAGATGCCCCAACAGTCGGCCTCCCGGGTGATTACTTTTACTCTCCAATGCAACTCGTGGGAGAGTGGAGCAGCTATGATGAAACGATTTGCAGTGTTGACCCAAGCGGTCGTGGAACGGATGAAACGGCTGCCGCCTTCCTCTCTCAACGAAATGGACTTATCTATCTGCATGAAATGTCAGCCTACAGGGACGGGTACTCGGATAGTACCTTGCTCGACATCCTCTCCAAATGCAGAACATATGGAGTCACAAGCTTGGTTATTGAAACAAACTTTGGAGATGGCATCGTAGGTGAACTATTTAAGAAACATCTTATCAACACGAAACAACACATCAATATTGAAGAGGTACGTGCAAATGTTCGGAAAGAAGACAGAATTATCGACTCCCTTGAGCCTGTTCTTAATCAGCATCGTCTTATTGTCGACCGTGGTGTCATTGATTGGGATTATGCGTCCAACAAAGACAGTCCAGCTGAAGAAAGGCTCCTCTATATGCTATTTTATCAGATGAGTCGTATGTGTCGAGAGAAAAGGGCTGTAAAACACGATGACAGGCTTGATTGCCTTGCTCAGGGTGTTAAATACTTCACAGATGCCCTATCTATCTCTGCACAAGACCAAATCAGGCTTAGAAAGGCAGAAGAGTGGGATTATATGTTAGAAGAGTTCATAGATAACCCTCAAGCGAGTGCAAATCATCTTGTAATGGGTTATTCCCTTGACGAACGGCGTGAGTGTCAGGGGTTAGACGACTACAACGACCACCATAACTGGCGTTAGGTCGATCACGCACTTATACAGGGGAAGAGAAGGGTGGACTCCTCTCCTGTACCTAATATCCTATGAGTGGATATTCCTTAATACACCTCATTCTAACCAAAGCTTACACGGAAGGGTACAGAATTTTGGCAAAAATTTGAGAGGTCGATATACGACGTATACAGGTCAGGATTGCCCCATATAGGTCTTGCTATAATACAGCGTTCTAGTCTCACTGCGACGCACGATTCTCTTGAGACTCATCGCAACAAGGACGTAACACACGTTAGACGCAGGCTGAGACACGTCAAGTGCGGGTTCACACTCACTCAGCATGCGCAACATGGACGCAATATGAGACTGGACTAATGAGTCGCCATCTGTTGGCGTTCCAGTTGTCTCAGTCTTATCTCAGTCTTAGACTCACAATCATGTGCGACGCATGTGACTCAAATAATATGTGTGGGACTGATAAAATCTCATGACAGTCGCAGAATAATAATGCTATAATAGGTACATAAGAGAGAAAAAGGAGATTCCAAACATGACAAACATTGAGACACAAGCTAAGACAGCCTTTGGTAAGACATTACACTATGTTACAGATCCAGTTTATGCTGATGCACTAACAAGACTAACTGGTAAGAAAACTATAAATGATCTTGATATCATCAATTTACAAATGTTAGGACTTCAAGTTAATGGTGTTAACGCAATCAAACAGTTGGAGCTTGCAGTCTAATGTTGAGATCATATGATTATTACAAACAGTTACATGATTCTATTGTACACTTAGAAACAAAATGTAAAGAAGTAGATTACAAAGTATTACCATCTACAATTAACAGGAAACGAAGATCTACCTTTGTTAAGAAATGTAAATCAATCCCAACGAAAGTGTCGTGAGACTCACACATCTCACACTCATTCACAATCAGTCTCATGCGACTCATCAGACTTATCTGAGATTCCACACATCTCATGACAGTCTCACGATAAGATGCTATAATAGAGATATATGAGACAAAACCAACTATTCACTTCACAATCACAAGGACGGACGCAATCATGACTACAGTACAGAACACAGTACACGCACCAATTACAGGTGTTTACAAGGTCGAGGTCGAGATCGACATTGACTGTCAGGAGCTACTTGACGCTATAGGTCTCGTTTATGTCAAATCAATCGAGGACGCTACACAGAACGTAGTATGTCTCAGGTTGGACTACGACGAGTTCACGGACGTATTCGAGCAAGCACCACTATGTATCACTAACGAGCAGACTATTGCGACAGCACTACTCAATCATGAGCTAGGTGAGTATGCTACCAAGGTTACTGTCGAGACACCACAAGGAGACACTATATGCTTTTCATAACACTACTACTATCACTCCTACTGTTCACACCACAGGAGTTCACCAACCTACTACACTATCAACAGAGGACGCAGCAATGCTACATCACCTAACCTTTGGACGCAGTATCAAGGACAACGGCTACGTTACCGACCTTGACTGGGAGATGTACTGCAACGAGGTACTTGACTCACACTTTGATGGCTACATGGTCACAGACGCAAACGGATGTTGGAAGTCTGTGCATGAGCTAACCAAACAGGTCTCAGTTGAGACTGACAACGAGCAAGCTATCGAAGACGTAGTACAGCAATACAAAGAAATGTTCCTACAGGACGCAGTAGGACACTATATCACACCATCAATGGAGTTTATTTAACATGACCGATCACGCACCTATAGATCAACCTATCCTAGAGATACTCAATGCATACAATCCGCTTGAGATCAAGGACATACTTATCAACGGAGCTAGACGTAAAGCTACCAAACACAAGGATTGGAACAATGTACTTGCTTACTATCAAGACTGGGACGGGTACATGCACCACTACTTGCTTGACTCACCAGACGCATGGAGGCACTACGGCATGATGCAAGCAGCCTACACCATGACAGATCACACACCAGATGACCAGAAAGAGTACATCAAAGACGTATTCTATCTATACCTTGACGTACTTGCTGCTGACATTGGACACAAGTGGGACTTACACAACAGACCAAGAAAGCAGATCGAGGACGAGGTACTAGCTATCGAGTTGAAGATACGCAAGGAGAGTCTTGGAGTTATCGACGGAGGTAAGTCATAATGCCATTTAACACATACATAGACGACAAGGATCTGATACCGATACTTCTTGAGTACGGCTGGATAATTATGAGGGACACGTGGACGGATTGTCCACTACCTACATACATAGGTATCAAGAAGGCTTATCAACACAACCAGAACGCAATACCACTCCAACCACTCACACATCACCTCAACATGTGATGTCTTGATTCTATAGTTTAATGGTCAGAACGTGTCCCTGTCACGGACATGGTCGGGGTTCGACTCCCCGTAGAATCGTTTTGATTTCAAAACATTTTGTTGACTAATCAAAAAATCCGAACTATAATATAGATATGAACATCTTTGTAACAGACACCAGCCCGATACAATCGGCTTCCAACCTACCCGACAAGCACATAGTCAAGATGCCACTCGAGACTTGCCAGATGCTTGCTATCATATACAGCGATTGGTATTATGGCGTGGGCAAGCTTTACAAACAGGACGGCACAGCATATCGCACAGCTCATGGTGCATTTCGGTCACACCCTTGCACTATCTGGGCTGCCGCCAACCAGTACAATCTATCGTGGCTTATCGTACACGGCTTCGCACTATGCACCGAGTACACAGAACGCTATGGCAAGGTGCATACCTGCTATGACGTATTGCTACAAGCCGCTGACATTTACAACAAGTGCTTCGACGAATCATGGTCGACAGCATATCACAAGGTCACAGAGTTTACTCGTGCCATGCCAGAGGACATCAAGTTCGACGATACGATTGACACCATCACAGCGTACAAACGCTACCTCAACACCAAGCCGTGGCTAGCTACCAACTATCTACGCATACCATCACGTAAACCATCATTCATTATTACCACCATGACAACATCAAACAAATCAGACCTACCTGTATATGACTTCTCTACTACACCAGAGCAGAGAGCTAACGAACAAGCAGCTATTGACAAAGCAATCAAAGATGCGGAAGCAGCTATGAAAGCACCAGCAGCTAGCAAGAAGCAAGACGCACCGGCAGTTGCAAAGATGAAAGCTAAGAAGCTAGTACCAGCTAAGGCTAAGGGTTCTAAGGCAGGCAGAATCGTAGGTATATCAGCAGATGAAAACAAGTTCCTTCAAGAATTGTTTGCCAAGTTGATTTCTGACTCAAACTATGCTACAATGACAAGTAGTGAAGCTTTCAAAAAGATTGAAGCAAGATACAACAAAAACTAATCGGAGATAACTATGCCAAACCATTGCTACAACAGGGTCACAGTCTACTCAGCTAACACACATGACGTAGCCAAGATCAAGCAGATGTTCGAGGACGAGAACTGCTTCGGTCAGATCATACCAGAACCAGACTGGCTCAACACACCACTTATGTCTAGCGATATGCCTAAGTACGATTGGGATAGAGCAAAGGGCAAGGTTGGTGAGTTACCACAATACGTCGAAGATCCATGGCGTAGGCTTGTGTTCAAGTCTACAGGTCAGGCAGACGACAGATGGTATGACTGGCGTGTACAGAACTGGGATACCAAGTGGGATTGCTATGATGTGGAGATTCTAGATGATGACCCTGAGCAACTTGAAGTCGGATTCAACACAGCATGGTCGCCACCAGAAGCTATATGCCATGCACTCAGAGAGCAATATCCTGACGTATCCATCTCGTGGTTCTACGACGAGCCCGGCTGTGAGATAGCGGGGTACTTGTAATGTCTGACTACCCACGCAAGCTCAAGCCTTTGTTCATGCTCATCAAGGTTGAGGTAGACCCTGAGATTGTCTACAGCACACCCAAAGCACACACCTACGCACAGAACCATTGTGATAAGTTCGAGTACGAACTGGTCGATTATCATTACCCATCCGAGTACAATGGAGAGTTTCTATGCCCATTCATTAAACTATGAAGAAATACATCAAACTATTGACAGTCATCACCAACTTGTTTATAATAGCTGGTGTAACAAGACATTGGATTAGATATGACAACACCGAACTGGCAACACCACAGCCGCAAGCAGCCCAAGTACAAGAGCAAGCCACGCATGGTACAAGCTGCCCGCAAGCGTACTAAAATGCTCATCAAAAAGCTCACATCACAATCATCAAGGACATGACCGATCACTACTATTACTACGAAGCTATGCTTGGCACGGGTAAGAAGATCCACCTGTTCGCTCGTGACGACATAGAAGCTGCATACAGGGCTACACACATAGCCAAGTGGCACTGGAAAACCACCCTGACTGACATCTACCTAGACAAACATCATCACTACAATGAAGAAAGAATTTCCAAACAACTACAACATGATAAAGAACTGCCCAGCTGAGTGGTTCGAGCCTATCGAGTTTGTTACTTTCATGCACTGGAAGATAGACGGCTGGGAGATGCCAACAGAGTATCACTGCATGATTCGTGCACGTAATCATAGGACACAGAAGGTCACAGAACACGTGTACAAGTCAGGTGCAGCCGCAAAGAAAAAGGTCAAAGAGTTGATTGCTGGTGCTGAGACAGAGTTTACTGTATGCACACACAACGATATACAACATTTGATACCACTAAAATATGTTACAGACAATGACAAAGAGAACTATTCCGTCTGATGACGTTTACACCTACCACAAACAAGCATTAGACATGTTAAACAAAGACCACCCTCACTATGATGAGGTCAGAAAACACCTACTAGCACAGATACAAGATGAACTCGCAGACAGATATAACGGAAGACCAAATCACGGAACAGGTCAACTTAGAAAGATCACAGATCAAACAAGGTCTGAAAAGACTGCGTGACCAAACGTATAAGCTAGAAGCACAACAGTACTCTTCTGCAACAGTATATGGTATCGCTTCGATTGATGCGTTACTACCACGTGTAGTTCAACGTATCGAAGACACTAACAAGAAAATACATCAAGGCAAGTATGGAGCTGCCTTCAAGGATATACACGAATACCTAGCTAGTATCGAGGCATTGGCTGCCGCAGCTATCGCATGCAAGGTTACATTCGATAACGTCTTTGGTTACAAGGACAACTGCAACACAGCTACCAACGTATGTTCTATGATTGGCAAGGCTATCGAAGATGAGTGTCAGATGCGACACTACGAACACACAGCCCCTGCTTTACTCAAGACTCTCAAGGACAACTACTGGCACAAAGCCTGTGGTACACAGCAAAAGCTAGTCGTCATCAGGACGCTGATGAACCGCTACAAGATTGAACCATGGAGACCTTGGGGTACAAGTATCCGTACCAAACTTGGTGGCTGGTTACTCGATTGCATTATGGCATCAAGTGGCTGGTTCTACAAGCAACGCATACGCACAGGTCGTAAGACTCAAGTGTTTATTGCACCGACCGCAGAGTTCATGGACATCAAAGATGAAGTCATGGCAAATGCAGAATTATTCAGCCCTTTGGCGTGGCCTATGCTAGTACCACCCAGAGACTGGTCAAACACGGAGGTCGGTGGGTATATACTTAACGAGGTAATGCAAGGCCATGAGCTTGTTAGAAGAGGCGATCACGCCCTTATACAGGGGGAAATCCCACTTGCTTTTCTCAACAAAATTCAACAGGTCAAATACCGGCTCAACGCATTTATAGTAAAGGCCGCACTTGAATTACAAGAGAGAGGCATAAGTGTAGGCAAGTTCCTACCTATCGTTCATTACGATCTACCACCTAAGCCAGTTGATATTGCTGAGAACAAAGAGTCTCGCAAGAAGTATCGACGTGAGGCAGCAGAGGTAATGAACAAAAGAGCAGCAGAGTTCAAGAGATCCTGTCGCACACGTATGACTATGGAAGCTGTCAATCGCTTCAAAGACAGAGAGTTCTACATACCATGGTCGTTTGACTACAGGGGGCGAGCTTATCCTATCCCTGCTTTCCTTACACCACAGGACACAGACTTTGGCAAGTCATTGCTACAGTTTGCTGATGCTGCGGAGTATACTGACAGCAGTGAGAAGTGGCTCGCTTTCCAAGTCGCTACCACATACGGACTGGATAAGTCTACAATGCAAGAGCGTTTAGACTGGACGCACAACAACTTGGCACTAATCTCACGTGTCTCACAAGATCCTATGGCAAACTTAGGAGATTGGGAGGGTGCAGATGAGCCATGGTTATTCCTCGCAGCTTGTGAAGAATACTATCATTGTGCGATCATCAAGGATAGATTGACTACTTCCTTACCCGTGGCTACCGATGCTACCTGTTCTGGTTTGCAGATACTAGCAGGCTTGGCAAGGGATAAGACCACAGCACTTCTCGTAAATGTTGTACCATCTGACAGACCACAAGATGCGTACAAAGTTATTGCAGATGTGTCAAAGCCATACATACCTGAGACAGTACGAGGTGTGTGGGACAGAAAATGTGTAAAGCGTACTGTAATGACCATACCATATAATGCAAAGCCATATTCTAATAGGTCTTATATCAAAGATGCTCTCAAAGAGAAGGGTGTCGAGGTTGACAAAGATCAGCTTACTCAGATCGTTACATCAGTTCGTTCGGCTATGGGGGCAGTCGTGCCCGGGCCAATGTCAGTTATGAGATGGATCGAGACTGAGGTCGGTAAGACTATCAAACGTGGTGAAGAGTATGTGGAATGGACGACTCCTTCTGGCTTCGTAGTCAGACAGCGTTACTTCAAGAAGAAGGTTGAACGCATACAGCTACAGCTACTAGGTCGTTGTGATCTATCCGTCGCAGTAGAAGATGGGAAGGAGGTTGACATCAACAGGCACAAGGCTGCTACTGCACCTAACCTAATCCATAGTCTGGACGCATCACTGCTACACCTCGCTGTGCGTAGCTTCGATCAGCCAATCGCACTAATTCATGACAGTGTGTTAAGCAGATGTTGCGATATGGATAAATTATCTGCTATAATTAGGGAGACATACATGATTCTGTTTGCAGAGCATGATTATCTCCAGACCTTTGCCGACCAGATACAGGCAGAGACTGAACCACCGATCATTGGCGACTTACAGCCAGAGTCGGTTATCGAATCCACTTATTTCTTTTGTTAATATGAGCAAAAACGTACACGTCACAGACGCTATCAAACTAGAAGGCTTCCAAGCTATCCTAGAACCCGGCAAGTTCGGATACTCACTCGCAGCTATTGTGGGTACAAGTATCATTGACGCACTTGAAGTTGAAAGACAGGCTGTCCTCAAGTGGGCAGAGTCTAAGTTGAAGAACCCAAAGAGAGCTACACTCAAGCCTACACCATGGGAAGAGGTAGCTGATGGTAAGTTCAAGATCAAGTTCTCATGGGGAGAGGACAAGAAACCACCAGTTGTCGACACAGAAGGCACACCAGTTACAGATGCAAAGACACCAATCTATGGTGGCTCAACTGTAAAGCTAGGCTTTTTCCAGAAGCCATACATCTTGAAAGATGGAGTAACTTATGGTAGTTCACTCAAGCTAGTCGGTGTACAGGTTGTCGAGATTGCAGGCAGTGCAGCTGGTGTTGATGCAGACAGCATGGACGACAAAGAAGTTGCAAACCTATTCGGTAAGACTGAAGGGTTTGTTGCAAAAGCTACAACTCCTGAGTCTGCTGACGAAGATAGCATTGAAGAAGAAGAAGACTTTTAAGTCTAAGCTAGAGGTCAGCGTTGCTGATCTGCTAGACACAGTAGGTTGCAAGTACGTGTATGAGGGCGAGCAAGTTCCTTATACCATACAGCACCACTACAATCCTGATTTCGTACTGCTCAATGGTGTCATGCTAGAGACCAAAGGTTACTGGGATGCAGAGGACAGACGTAAGATCAAGGCCGTCATTCGTGACAACCCACACCTTGATATTCGTATGGTCTTTCAAGCACCATTCAACAAGATCAGTAAGAAATCCAAAACTACATACGCCCAATGGTGTGAGAAACACAACATCAAGTGGGCGGCAGCACACGCAATCCCCATTGATTGGTTAAGATGAACACAGAATCAGAATTTGTGGCACACGAACCATGTAACAACTGTGGCTCGTCGGACGCTAACTCACGTTACTCTGACGGCCATGCGTACTGCTTTGCGTGCCAGACGTACACCCCTGCGGAAGGGGACAACTATACACCCATAATGAATAATGACAGAGCAAACTTTCTCGGAGCAGCCGAGCAGCTCAACAAGCGAAGAATCAGCGAAGCAACAAACAGCTTCTACAGAATCTACAGATATGGTAACACCCTACGTTTCCCATATTATACAGACGATGGAAGGCTTGCTGGTTTCAAAATTAAAACTAAATCAAAAGACTTCCATTACGAAGGCGAATCTACAGGAACACTATTTGGTCAACACCTATTTCCAAGTTCTGGTAAACGAATTGTTATTACTGAGGGCGAACTAGATGCTGCCTCTTGTTACGAAGTTATGTCAGGTTGGCCCATGGTCAGCTTACCTCATGGTGCGGCAGCAGCCAAAAAAGACTTGCAGAAAGCCATACCCTTCTTGCAAGGATACCAAGAGATCGTCCTCTTCTTCGACAACGACGACGCAGGGCGTGAGGCCGTTGAATCTGCCTCGAGTATATTACCAGCCGGTAGGGTTAAGATTGCTAGACTCGATGCTTACAAAGATGCAAGCGATGCACTCCAAGCTGACGACAAAGACGCAATAAGAAGAGCGATATGGGATGCCAAGCCATACAGGCCAGACGGTATCGTAGATGGTAAAAACCTCATGTCGCTAGTCACAGAGCCTACCAAAACCTGTGACCACGAGTACCCATTCATGGGGCTTAATGATAAACTACATGGCATCAGATACGGAGAGCTAACCACTCTTACAGCTGGGTCAGGTAGTGGTAAGACTTCATTGGTCAGGGCTATTGCAGCTGATCTTGCACAGAAAGGTGAGACAGTTGGGATCCTTGAGCTTGAAGCAAACAACAAACGCACGGCACTGGGGCTTATGTCCGCAGCCGTTGGTAAACCCTATCACATTGGAGAACATGACAAGGAAGAACTCGAGTCTGCTTTTGCGGATACTCTTGCAAAGTGGAATGTTTTTCTGTTTGATGGCTTTGGTAGTTTTGACCCAGATGTTATTTACAATAGGATCGAGTACCTTGCCAGTGGACTGGAGTGCCGTATTATATTTCTTGACCATCTTTCTATATTATTAAGTGGTCTTGACGGCGATGAAAGACGTATGATAGACTCGACAATGACGAAGCTCAGATCATTAGTCGAGCGTACAGGTATCGC